ATTAAAAAAAGTAGATAATGAAGTATTACAATTATCTATTAAAGAACAATTAAAAGAAGCATATAAATCTTCAGATGAATCAGATTTAACTTATGTTAAAGAAGAATTTACTAATTTTTGCAAAAACCAGCAATTAAAAAAAGCGCTTTTAAATTCTGTTGATTTATTAAAAGCAGGCGATTATGATTCTATTAGATCGTTAGTTGATAGCGCTTTACGTTCGGGTCAAGATAAAAATATAGGTCACGAATACAATAAAGACGTTGAATTTAGATATATTGAAGATGATAGAAAACCTATTCCTACACCTTGGAAAATGTTTAATGAATTATTACAAGGTGGTTTAGGTGAAGGTGATTTAGGTTTAATATTTGGTAATCCTGGTGGAGGTAAATCATGGACTTTAATTGCTATGGGCGCTTATGCTGTTCAACAAGGATATAATGTTATTCATTATACTTTAGAATTAGGTGAAGGATATGTAGGAAGACGCTATGATGCATTTTTTACAGGAATACCTGTTGATAAATTAAGAAATAATAAAGAAAAAGTAGCTGAAGCAATAACAGAATTACCTGGTAATTTGATTGTTAGAGAATACCCAATGGGTAAAGCATCAATAGCTACAATTGAATCACACATTAAAAAATGTATTGATTTAGATTTCAAACCAGATTTAATTATTATTGATTATATTGACTTATTATCATCAAGAAAGAAAAATCGTGAGCGTAAGGACGAAATAGATGATATTTATACGAGTACAAAGGGATTAGCTAGAGAATTAAAATTACCAATTTGGAGTGTTTCTCAAGTTAATAGAGCTGGTGCAAAAGATAATATAATTGAGGGCGACAAAGCCGCAGGATCTTACGATAAGATAATGATAGCTGATGTCGCCATGTCTCTCTCTAGACAGAAAAAAGATAAAGTTAATGGAACAGGGAGGTTTCATTTTATGAAAAACAGATACGGTATGGATGGTATGTCATTTAATGCAAAAGTAGATACATCTACTGGTCATATAGAAGTGTTGAATGAAATGAGTGAAGATGAAGAAGAAATGGAACAAAGAAGTTCTAAAACAAAATCCGATTATGGTACGAGTCTAGATTCATTAGACCGTGAATATTTAGCTAAACAATTTTTTGAATTAAGTAACAACAGTTAAGATGATCACTGAACCACGAATTTATTATAAACCATTTGAGTACCAAGAAGCATTTGAATTTTATAAAAACCAACATAGAGCACATTGGTTAGCTGATGAAGTACCTTTAGCGTCTGATTTAAATGATTGGAAACTAAAATTAACAGAACCTGAGAAAAATTTAATAGGAAACATATTAAAATCATTTGCTCAAACAGAAGTACACGTAAATGATTATTGGTCAACAAAAGTATCAGTATGGTTTCCTAAACCCGAAATTCAAGCAATGTCTCGTGCTTTTGCTGATTTTGAAAGTATTCACGCTGAAGCTTACGCTCGTTTAAATGAAGAATTGGGTTTAGATGATTTTCAAGCATTTTTAGAAGATGAAACATCTAAAAACAAAATTGAACGCTTGATTGAAGTACCAGGTAGTACAATTGAAGAGCAAGCAATTTCATTAGCTATATTCTCAGCATTTACTGAAGGTGTAAATTTATTTAGTTCATTTGCTATATTAATGAGTTTTCAATTAAGAAATTTAATGAAAGGTACAGGACAAGTAGTTGAATGGAGTGTTAGAGATGAATCTTTACATTCAAAAGCAGGGTGTTGGTTATTTAAAACATTATTAAAAGAACGCCCTGATTTAGATACATATGAACTAAGAGATAAAATTATTGAAGCATGTAATTTATCAGTTAAACTTGAATATGATTTTATTGAAAAAGCATTTGAAATGGGTGATATTGAAGGTTTAACTAAAGAACAATTAAAAGCATTTATTAAAGCTAGAGCAAACGAAAAGATGATTGAATTAGGCTACCAAGCAATTTACAATGACATTGATCCTAATTTGTTAAAACAAATGGATTGGTTTGGTCACTTAACAAGTGGTAAAACACACCAAGATTTCTTTGCAGGGCAATCTTTATTAAAAGAAAAAAATATACCATACGAAATATCTGAAAATTAAAAGTTATGCTAAAACCACAATCAATTAGATCAGGAGTTACTATTTTTATTAATGGTAAACCTGTAGAAAAACAAGTTATATTAGATTTAAGTAGTGAATGGAGTGAAAGACAAGAAACTCTATTTAGAAAAACACTTAAAGATGGAGGTGAAATAACAATCAAAGGATTGGTTATTAAAGTTATTCCTCAAGAAAAAATATTAAATTCACAAGGAGAAAAAGATTCAAAACCTACCAAAGGCCCAACAGCTGATGATAGATTTTAACAATTAAAATTATGAGTATACAAGTAGATACAAGCAAGTGGCTTAAAGGTAAAAATTATCCTGAATGGATGGATGATATTGCTGTTAGTATGATTTCAAAAGGTTATTTAGTATATGATGAAGATGTATTCGATGCCTTTAAACGAGTAAGTAAAGCTGCTGCTCGTAGATTAAAACGTAAAGATTTACAACCTTATTTTTACGAAGCAATAGTCAAAAATTGGTTATGTTTAGCTTCACCTGTTTTATCAAATTTAGGAACAGAGCGTGGAATGCCTATTTCATGTTTTGGAATTGATGTTGATGATTCAATTGAAGGTATAGCAGATGCTAACTCAGAATTAATGCGTTTATCTTCTCAAGGTGGAGGAGTTGGAATTGGTGTATCTCGCATTCGTGGTAGAGGTAAAGCCATTAAAGATAATGGTGTAAGTGAAGGTGTTGTTCCTTGGTGTAAAATTTATGATTCAACAATATTAGCTACTAATCAAGGTTCAGTACGTAGAGGAGCTGCTTCAGTTAATTTAAGTATTCATCATCCTGATATTGAAGAATTTTTAGGTATTCGTAGACCAAAAGGTGATGTTAATAGACAATGTTTAAATTTACATCAATGTATTGTCATTGATGATAAGTTTATGAATATGGTTGAAAATAAAGATCCTAAAGCATTAAAATTGTGGGGTGAAATTTTAAAAACACGTCTTGAAACAGGTGAACCTTATATCATGTATGAGGATAATGTTAATAATACAAACCCTGAAGCATATAAGCAAAATAACCTAAAAGTTACAATGACTAATATATGTTCAGAAATTTCACTTTACACAGACCCGCTCCATTCATTTATTTGTTGTTTATCATCTTTAAATTTAGCAAGATGGGAAGAGTGGAAAGAATATAAATTTGAAAATGGCATGACTTTACCTGAATTAACGTGTTGGTTTTTAGAAGGTGTATTACAAGAATTTATTGATAGAGCTAAAAATATTAAATTCATGGAAAACACAGTTCGTTCAGCTACTAAAGGTAGAGCAATAGGAATTGGTGTTTTAGGATGGCATACATTTTTACAATCTAAAAATATTCCATTTGTTGGTATTCAAGCGTCAGCTTATACAAGAATGATGTTTGATTTTATTGAAAAAGAAGCTTTAAAAGCATCTAAAGCACAAGCTGAACTTTATGGCGAACCTGAATGGTGTAAAGGTACAGGTTTAAGACATACTCACCATTTAGCAATCGCACCTACAGTATCAAATGCTCACATTTCAGGTGGTGTATCACCTTCAATTGAACCTATTCCTGCTAATGTTTACAATTTAAAAACAGCAAAAGGTGTTTTTATTAAACGTAACAGAATATTAGAACAATTACTTGAATCAAAAGGATATAACATTGATAGCGTTTGGGATCAAATTTTAAAAGATCAAGGTTCCGTTTTAGGTTTACCTGATTATATTTTAACTAATGAAGAAAAAGAAATATTCTTAACATTCAAAGAAATCAATCAGTTAGAGATTGTTAAACAAAACGGTATTAGACAAAAATATGTTGATCAAGCAATTTCATTAAATTTATGTTTTGATCCTAATGACACACCAAAGTGGATTAGTCAAGTACATAAAGAAGCTTGGAAACAGGGAGTTAAAACATTATATTATTTACGTACAGAAAGTGTATTAAGAGGTGATAATTTACAACGTTTAAGTGAGTGTATTAGCTGTGAAGGATAGCGGACTTTCATAAATTTTTACCATATGTATAATAAAATATATTATGGTAGGAATTTATAAAATAACAAACCCTGAAGGAAAAGCATATATTGGTTTATCTCGAGAAATTGAAAATAGGTGGAAATCATATAAAAACATGCAATTTCAATCAAATAATCGTTTAAAAGAATCTTTCAAAAAATATGGATACGACAACCATACTTTTGAAATTTTAGAAGAAACACAGTTAACAGAAGATACTTATGGTAAAAACACTGCTATTCTTCGTAAACGTGAAAGATATTGGATAAATAAATTGAATACTTTTTATGATGGTTTAAACCAAAATGGTGGAGGTAGTGGTTGTGGTTCTCACACTCCTGAATCAAAACAAAAAATATCTGAAGCTTTAAAAAATAAACCTAAACCATCAGATTTTGGAGCTAAAAGAAAAAAATGGCAACAAGATGAAGAATGGAAACAAAAGGTAAAAAATGCTCCTCGTTGTCCTATATTAATGTTTGATTTAGAAAATAATTTTATTAAAGAATTTCCAAATCAACAAGCCGCCGCTGATCATTTAGGGGTAAAGAAAAATGCAATATGGAATTTTTTAAACGAACATCCTAATCCAAATGGTAAACCCTTAACTCATGTTAGAGGATATAAATTTAAATATAAATAATACAATAAATGAAAAAAAGATTATTTCCATTATTAATAGCAATATCAGCACTGGCCGTAAGTGGCAGTGCAGCTTTTTATTCCATAACAGGTTTATCTAAATTATTTGCAGGAGCAAGTACTGAGGTAATTGTTATGGCTTCTAGTTTAGAAATAGCCAAACTAGTTATGGCTTCTTTATTATACCAATATTGGGATAAAT